CCATGTCAAGATAAACCGTCATCAAAGACTCGTCTATTGTGCGCTTAGGGGCTTCTACTGGCGGGTGCTGCTTGCGTAGTCTATCCCAATCTTGCGGTGTTGCTTCATTGATGCTCATTTTTAAAATCCTCTTGAAATTCTGACAATCTGTCATTGATTCTGTCGCTGAACTTAGCTACTAGATCTTGAGAAGTTATGTCTAAGATCTCTAAGAGCGTTATCTCGTCCAGCTGTTCTAGCTTTTCCAGTATATCGTAGTATGTAGCTGACATCCTAAGCTCCGTACTTCTCACGCAAGTAGTTGATGCTGACTGGTAACTCGTCACAACCGCCGTTAGCTACTTCGTTAAGCATCCAGATACCTGCCCAGCTTCCGTTAGTCTGCGGTGACAAGTAGTCCTCATCGTGTTGATAAAAGATTCCAGAGAACAAGCCCAGCATGTTTGTGCCGTCAGCTTTACGTGCATAGGCTATGTCTCTGTCTTGTACGTGTCCCATAATACAGCTCATGTACTTCTTCTGCAACATCAGTTTAGCGCTGCTTACTGGTCGTCCCATGACACCGCTTGTGAAGAAGTGGCAGTAGGCAATCTCGTCAATGATGACAGGATCTAAAAAGTCATACACTTCCCATCCCATCTCTTCCAGCTTAAAGTCTTCAAACTTCAGCAAGCCTTCTAGCTTTGGGTCGGACTCTACAGCGCGTGTGATACGGTTCTCGTGGTTGCCTAGGGTGAACACCATACGTGGACGCCACTGCTTGTGCTTGTTGACCTTCAAGCGCTTCTGCTCTTCTCTAATAGGCGCTAAAAACTCTTTCATGCCAGCGATACCTGCTTCAATGTCCTGCAAGTAGCGACGACCCTCGAAGCTCCTAGTGCCTACGTCATAGCTGCTGAGTGATGGCATATCCCAGTGGTCACCAATGTGTATGATGACGTCTGGCTTCTTGTCCGCTGCGTATTGACCAGCCCAGCGTAGATGCTCTAAGGACTGACCAGGCTTTACTTGTGTGTCTGGTATTACTAGATGCTTAGTCATTATTGATCTCCTGCTAGATACCAAGTAACGCAAGTTCTTTTACACGATGTGCAAGGACGAGCTTCACCTTGTGTAGCAAGACCTAAGTTTTTTAAGTCAGGGAGCCGTCTGCTGAAACGTGCCCGCTCTTCGTGCTTGTCGCCACCTGGAACAAGATCTGCCAACTCTCTGCTGGTCAGTCCTTCATTTTCGGATAGTACAGAGTATACTAAAGCTCTCTGTGTATCTAAAGCACCAGACTCTAGTAGCTGTCTTGCAGCCATGTTGCTAGTAGCTGGGTCTGTGTTTCTTGATAACATATCTAATTGCTGTATCATTTCTTTCTCCGTTTACGTTCTGCCGCTGTTTTTTCAGCGTGACATTTGTAACACAGCACCTGATAGCCTGACGCTTCTAGGAACATTCTGTCAATGTAGGTGTTCCAATCTACGAAGCCGACTTCTGGTTTAACAACCGGATCTATATGATCTACTGCTGCGTTGTTTCTTTTACGCTTACGTCCTTCGAGTGCAGGGAGAGTAGCTGGCCCTATCTTCTTACACGTAGCGCACTTGTACTTACCACGTTCTACCCACGATGCTTTCTTCACATCATGCTTGACACCCCACTTACCATGAGCGCCTCGCAGCGCTGAGATGATAAAAGATCTAAATCTTGCGTCAGTCCATCGTCCGTTATTCCGCACCTTTAAAACTCCAGATCTCGTTAGGGTAGCGGCGAAGCCAGAGCATCCTAGCATTCTCGATAACTCTGTCTTCGTCTCCGTCATACATCTCTATGCACTTGTCGTAATACTCGCGCTCTGTGCTACAGTCCTCAAGAATCTTTGCTGACTTCTTCTCGCCAATGCCGTGGATGCCTATGATGTTATCAATGCGGTCACCCATTAGGATCTGGCGGTAGAAGAACAGCGTACCTTCTTCAGGTGTAACATAGTATTTGCTGCGCTTTACGAAGTTGTAATGCCATCCCGGTATCTGGTCAAAGTCTTTATCCAGAGAGACCATGATAGCTTTGTCGCCTAAGTCAGTAGCAGCGATGGCTATAGCGTCATCAGCTTCTTCGTCCTCAGTGACCACTGCTGCCCACTTCTCGATAAGGTGTTGTCTCAGTGCTTGGATGTGGACTGGCTTTGCCTTATCTTTTCTGTTGCCTTTGTAGGGAGCAGTGACAGCGTACTCGTGCCTAAAGTTTCCTTTACCCGTGAGATACAGAACATACTCAGACTCTTCCTCATCAGCTCCTAGATGAAATGCTAGAAGGTCAATGATAAAGCCATCAATACCTCTGATGGCTGTTTTCTCAGACTCTTCATTGCACGACCAGCCTAGACGATAGACGAGTATGTCTGCATCAATTAATATCACAAGGCATCATCCATAGACACTTCAGGGGTGTACTGGATCAAGTCTGTGACTACTAGCTTCATGAGAGAAGGGCTGCGACCTTTAGCGCCTGATGGGCTAGTCCAGTCGTAGTGGCCAATGACAGCTTTGGCTTTGGAGTTGTTGGCAATCAATACGCCTTTGATCTCTTCACCGTCTGTGTCATACGCTCGAATAGGCTTGCTAGACTTACAAGTGATGAAGTCGCCTTGCTCTGCCTTGTTGCGTACACTGATGCCCATCTCTTCCAGAGCGTCTACAGCGTTGCTTGACAGGTTAGACAGGTTCACCTGGTACTTACCTGACAGTTTGTTCTGCTCGATCAGGTTGGCCCACATTACGTCTGCTGAGATTGTTACTGGTTTTACTTGTTCCATAATATCACCTTTGATTGAAATAGCTTGTTTTAGTGTTGTTTTAGATCACAACTGATCTATGTATATTATACCACACAAACTTTCTAAAAGTCAATGTGTTTCTGCCCAATTATTACCTATGTTGTACTCTCCATCCAGAGGGCAGCGCAGGTTTAGTGAATCTCCTGCTTCCCGAATGGCTTTTACTGCTAGCTTCCCTACTGCCTTTGCAAAGTGCTCTGGCGTTTCTACCTGAAATTCATCATGCACGTTAGCCACCAGTTTAAAAGGTATAGCACGTGCTGTTAAAGTGTTTGACAATATTACTAGTGCTTCCTTCATCACGATAGCACCAGCACCTTGTAGTAGTGTGTTTAAAGCTGCGTGAGCTGACCTTACGCGCAATCGCCTGCCATCGAGACCCGGTAGTGTACCTGACTCTGCAAACTTAGCTACACGCTCACGTAGACGCGCTAGTGCAGGTGTGTTTCTTAAGAATGCCTTCATCAACTGCTGACCTTCCTCGTATCCACCACCTACTATCTGTCCAATCTTAGCAGGGCCAGCACCGTACAGGAAAGCGTATATAAATGTCTTCGCCTGGTTGCGGTCAGTGAGTCCTGCTGCCTTCATGTTAGCAGTGTGGATGTCACCGCTTAAGATCTCGTTGGTGTAGTTCTCATCTCGCATGTAGTGTGCCAGCATACGTAGCTCAAGACCACTGGCGTCGATGCCTACTAGCTTGTGACCGTGTGGCACAGTCCAGAAAGATCTACATTCTTTACCATACGGTGCTGACACTGATGGCACTTGAGCCATATTAGGGCTGAGATGTGTCATTCTACCTGTCACAGCGCCATTGGTGATGACTCTGCCGTGAACTCTACCGTCAATCTCAAAGGATAGCCAAGAATCTATCTGTGCTGAACGCTTCTGCAGCATAAGATACTCGTAAATAACCTTAGCTTCTGGAATGTCAATACCTTCAAGCACCTTTTCGTTAACAATTACAGAACCTTTCTCAGTTTTCTGAGAGAATGTAACACCTACTGCTGTCAATCGCTCTGCTATCTGCTTCCGCGACCCCACATTGAACTCTGTCACCTTGTCCTTCAGCTGCTTCCCCGTCTTCTCCGACCATCTCTCTTCCACTATCGGTGGAAACACCTTCTGTAGATCCGCTGTTATGGTTCTCATCCGGTGAGTTATCTTCTGGTAGAGGGATGTCGCTCCACTGACGTCTAGTACGAAGCCATTTCTCTCCTGAACCGCCATAATGATAGCGACTTGGTGCTCTAAATCGACGCATTTGTCTGCAAAATCCTCTTGTTTAAGCACGTTTGTGAGATGCTTGTATAGTTTAGTAGTTAGTGCTACATCCTGCTTGCAATAGTCAATCATCTCATCGGACAGTCCAGCATTGTAGTCTGAAAAGTCAAGCTTTAAATCACCAAATCTCTTGCCCCAGCTGTCTAAACTGTGTCCACCTTCCATTGAAGGGTTGTACAATCTACTGAGCACTAAAGTATCTATTAGAATGTGTACTGGAGTATGTATTCCCCACACGTTTTCTAGCACTGGAGCGTCGAATCCTATAATATTGTGACCAATTACACCTGTTGCCTCACGCAATACAGGTAATAAAGTGCCTGGAGAAGTGTGGACAAGCTGTTTACCTGTCTCAACTTCCTCAGTTACTCCGCACCAGATCGTATCGTGGTCGGTGTTGGTCTCTAAATCTAGTGTAATCAACATAGTACTGCCCTGCCGTATCTGGCTTGTTGCTGTGTCTGTCGTATGGGTTTTTGTGTCTTATCTGTGTCTTTCTTTCTTGGATGTCTAGCACCCAGTTACCTATCTTGCTCATCATCGTCCACCATTGGTTCAAAGTCTGACTCCGATTTTAAGTCTATCCTGTCTATCGTGTCAATATCTTCTGTTGTGTAGGCGCAACATCCATTGCACAAGTCTATAAAATGACCAGACATTGCAGATTTACGTGTTGCTTCAAAGTCTGATAAAGCTACGTTACAGGCTAAACATCTCACAAGGCTTCCTCCATAATTTCTGACATTCTACCGCTTTCCTGATTATAGAGCAAGCCAGCAGCTCGGCCTGTGATGCCTGCAAAGCGATTCTTCAGAACTCTGACGTGCGTCGTGTTCCTCTCGATAGGATCATCAGCCTGACCGTTACGCTCCAGACCTATCACCATGTCAGACAGCTGAGCAATAGATGCTGAGCCTCTGAGCTGTGACAGTGAGCTAACAGCACCTTCCTCGTGACCTTTGCCGTCTGGTCTTTTCAAGTGGCTCACCATAAACAACGTGATGCCTGTCTCTTGAACCAGCATTCTTAGCTTGGTGCAGATCTCATCCAGAGCCTTACGTTCGTCGCCGTTGCTCTGAGCTGATACAACAATGGAAACGTGGTCTAGGAACAGGAACTTGGTGTCCAACGCTTTTGCCATGTAGCGGCAACGGGCAACGATGTTGTCAATGCTGGTGCTTCCAAAGTGGTCAAACATATACAGGCGATTAGTGCCCATGGTTTTCTCGAAAGCATCCCAGCGTTCCTCTTCTGTTGTTTCTACTGTTGGCAGGTGGATAGGCTTGTTAGCTGCCAGTGACATAAGAGACAGCGCCGTCTTACGTGCGTTCTCTTCCAGGAACAGCAAGCCAATGTTGTGCTCTGAGTGCTGCAGGATGTGCCACACTATCTCACGTACAAACTGAGACTTACCCAGTCCAGAGCCAGCAGTGAT